CCCTGAATAAAAGGGTACACCATCCATCTTTTAATACCCGCAGACTCAGGTCAGTGTCCTCATTATACCTTCCACGCCAACGATAAGGGAGTTCAGTATTTATAAGGGTACATGAATATACACGGGAATTAAAAAGATATGGACTTATATCCCCCTGTCTATCTGCTACAAATCCCTGATCATGTGGTCCAGCAAGGGCAATATTTGTATACCGATCTACAAAATCTTCCATAGCTCGGAAAAATCCGCCACCACGAACTTGAAGACGTCGATTACAATTACATCTTGTAAACATATTAATATTATCATCAACAACCCAATGCCGGGGAAACCCCCGTTTTTCAGCCCAATCCCAGATAAAATTCCGGGCCGGGATGGACCCTTGACCAAGATCATGAAAGGGCATTACTACAACATTATTCTTCCCGAGGTTCTTAATATAAATATCTTTTTCCGTACTCTCTACAAAGAATTTATAACTAACTCCCAACTGATCAAGAAGTTTTCCGGTTGTTTGAATTTCAGCCCGCCCTTTACTCGGTATACAGATTGGATATTTAGAGTCTATAGCAGGCCCAATGTATTCAAACTCACTATTTTTTAACCTCTTTTGTTCTGGGTACCATGCTGAGTCAGTAGTAGTAGAGATATGAAGGCCAAGCCGGTCCGCGAACTCTTTTATATCTTCTTTAGTCATAAAATTCATAACTATTTTATACTGGGGTGTTGCATCCTCCATTTCAAATTCAGGCATTCCCCACCATATATCCCGCCAGTAGGGTTCAACGTCAAAAAAGCCTGAAGGGGTTTTCTGCTTTACTGGACGACGGCTTTTCAATTCTTTCTTCAAATTAGACATGTAAATACCTAATTAAATAATTGATTCAAAATATTCAATTGTTTTATTAAGCCCATAAATAATATCAACTTTAGGCTCCCAGTCAAGAAGTTCTTTTGCCCTAGTTATATCCGGTTTCCTCTGCCTTGGGTCATCAACCGGGAGTTGTACATACTTAATCTTTGATTTTGTATCAATAAGGGAAAGGACTAAATACGCAAGTTCTCCGATATTATATTCTAAAGGATTTCCAAGATTAATAGGTCCAGTAATACCTTCATCTGAGTCCATTAACCTTATAAACCCATCAATCATATCATCTACATAACAAAAGGACCGGGTTTGACTTCCATCCCCATAAATTGTAATATCCTTTCCCTGTAGGGCCTGGACTATAAAATTTGAGACTACACGACCATCATCAGGATGCATTTTTGGACCGTAGGTATTGAAAATACGAGCTACCTTTATTTTTACCCCATGCTGTCGGTGGTAATCAAACATTAAAGATTCAGCAGCACGTTTACCCTCATCATAACAGGATCTGGGCCCATTTGGGTTTACCCTTCCCCAATATGTTTCAGGTTGGGGGTGTACCTCAGGGTCACCGTATACTTCACTTGTTGAGGCCTGAAATATTTTTGCTCCAGTTCTCTTAGCAAGACCGAGCATATTAATAATTCCTAAAATTGATGTCTTTATTGTCTGAACAGGATCATGTTGGTAATGAATTGGGGATGCAGGGCAAGCAAGATTATAAATTTCATCTACTTCAATATAGAGAGGAAAGCAGAGATCATGACGAATAAATTCAAATTTATTATTTTGGAAAAGATGTTGTATATTTTCCTTAGTACCAGTAAAGCAGTTATCAACACAAATAACCTCATTACCTTGAGAAAGTAATACCCCACATAAATGAGAGCCAAGAAAACCTGCTCCACCAGTTACTAAGATTCGTTTCATGTTTTTTACCAAGTAGATAGTGAGAAATATAGGGGGGAGCCGGCTCCCCCCTATAGTTAGAGTTACAGGAGAAGGGCAGTTACTTATTTCTGTCCCTTTTTCTGCCGAGCAAGAACTGCGTAAATAGAGTTGCCGATAACCCGATACGGTTTTTCCGGGAATTTTTCCTTGGCCATGAGCACAATATCATCCTCGTGCCGGTCACCGAGACCATCCTTCAGTACATCTTCCAGGAAAATTGCCATTCCTTCCTTGCCCTTTTTACCGGGACCAGCAGCCTTGACCTTGCCCTTCTTCTTGGTCGGGGCTTTGCCGGCGCCAAGGTCATTCAGTTTTCCGGTGACATAATCACGCAGCTTGGCCAGATCCTTCAGGAAAGGCGGGGCGATGCGGATGCCGTTGTCTTTGGCGATGGCCTTCAGATTATTGATAGTCTTGGCCTTCTTAACAGCTGCAAGAGGGGCAGAGACGTCAACGGGTTCACCCGCAGGCTCTTCCTCAGCTTCAGCCTCAGCTTCACTGGCGCGGGGACCAACTTCCCACTCGGCAAACAGTGCCCAGGTGCTGTCATCCAGCTCATCCTCAGCAACCAGCTGTTCTGAAGTTTCCTTCAGTTCTGTCATCAGGGAATCATCATCCATTTCCAGGTTGATCGGGGGCTTGAAGTACCCCCGGCCATTGATGTCCTCAGCGGCAGCAATCATGCGGTCATGCATAACATCAACATTAACGTCGGCGTCAGCAGGTTCAGTTTTAGATTCAACTTCTTTCGGTGTAGCAGTACGTTTTGTTGCCATTTCAGTGTTCTCCTTGTCTGTGGTTGTAGTTGTGATCTTGCCCTCAGTAATGGCAGTAAGGCTTGATCGTTTTACGGTCTTTTTGATTTGGTCTATCTCTATCACGGCACTCTCTGAGCCGGACAGACTTACGAATACTGCGAGGATTTCCTTTTTGGGACCCCGCCGAACATGCTGCTGGTATATAACGCGGTTTCCGGCTTCAATTGTTGAGAAATCGATTGATTGCATTTTAATTCTCCCCCGAGAAGGTTTTATTTTCTGATTTTTGTCCCCTGTTAGAAATACTATAAACCTCCTGGTTAAGAAAGTAAAGAGAAAAATAACTTTAAAGTAAAAAAATATTGCGCGGGGGTAACTCCTAGAAATAACTACCTAAATATGGCCTGCCTATCTCCAGACATTGGAGTACAGTTGCTTGTACTCTAGTATCAAACAGGCCTTCCCGGCCAAGAAGAGGTGCTATACGTACAATTTTTTTCCGCTTCTCCTCAGGGGTCTGATTTATACCATAGGCAGCGGTCACGTGATCCCATTTCCGAACGTTCTCACTAAAGTTGCCTGTGCCCAATGACTTGGCCTCCATACCCCCGGCATCACTCTGGGTAGCCCCAACCACACAGCAATCAAAGTCAATACTCATCTGCCTGACCTGACGCCACGTTTCATTAATCCGGTGCCTGACATCAAGATTGGTAGAGAGTTCAAGCAAATCAAGATAATCAATTACTATAACATGTGGGCGCCAGCCCCGTCCATTCCAAATATCCAGGATTGATCTTAGCTCAGTAGTATTCATTCTGGACCGGCATACTACCCGAAAATCATTATTTCCAGCCTGCTGCCGCATCCACTTTTCCCCGGCCAGGATACCCTCACGCCAGGTAAGTGGAGACACAGCTGGGCGTTGTTTATACCAGACAGCGCCTTTAAAATCTCTTGGGCTATTCTTTTTACATACAGTACAAACACAATACCCACCAGAGTTCGCTACTTCCCAATCAATAGCTTCTCCCTTTTCCTTATCAGTAATAACTCCAAACTCACAAACCCTTTCTGGACTATCACACTCATCACTCTGATTATGTGCGCAATCAAGTATAGGCACAAGCATGGGCCCACAATACTGGGGATCATAACTGCGGCCACTAAGTCGTACATGCAGGCGTCTGATCTGTTGTTCTTCTGAGAGGTCACCTATCTGGAACAGGGCAACCCGATTCCTTGCCCTGTGTGCCCGAAAAGCAAGTTCGTCAAGCCACCAGGTTTTACCTCGTTTTGGCGGGGCCAGCAAGGTCACAAATGTTGCGGGGCTGAATTGATTATTGAAAACTTGACCCAGGGCTCCAGGATAGGTAAAGAATGGGCTAGAGAAGGATTCAAAAGCACTTTGTATTTTTTCAATACTGGTAAAGGGGTTAAACCCCAGATCCTCAACCAGTTCCTGCCGCTTATACCCCTCTAGTATTGCCTGTGCTTCTTCAAATTCTCCCTCCTGTACAGCCCGGCCTGCTTCCCTGACGGTTAGACGTGTCCGGCGCTCATCAAGGTAGCGTTTACTCTGCTTGAGATAATAATCAGCATCAAATTCATTTGCTCGTTCATACTCCTTGCTCAGTATATCAAGAAGTTCTGCAAGGTCATCTGCATGATCGTCATCAATACTATCATCCCGGATATGCTGTTCATAAACATCTTGGAGGAGTTTACCGGGGGCTTTCCCGTGTACTTGGTAATGATCCAGGCACCACCGGCAGATGACCTTGCTTATATCAGCCTGGAGGAGTTCGGGTTCAAATACGTCCTTAATTGCATTGAGGAATGGCGTACTGACAGCCATTCCTATAATGAGCTGGCGTTCCTGCCCGGTATCAATTTTACGCTTAGTTATCATTGTTTGATTCTAATATAGGGTAAAAGTGCAATTTGTTCTGAATTTAATATTGCAGCATGATCAATAATTAATCCGTTAAATTCACGTCCTTCAATATTCCTAATAGATAACCATGATAATGGTTTTATATCAAGATCATTTCGTCCAATTTTACTTGCTAATAATTTTGGATAACCTAAGTTACTATTTACCCATATAAAAATGGAACTATAAGGAGCAGAGGTCATTTGTATAGTTGTATTCCCCTTCCTTCTTTCCATTATTTCCTCCCCCTTTTATCAACTCCAGTCATAGTCTTTACCCGGCACATTTCCATAATCCGGCTGGTAAGACGGTCATCATATATTTCAGACAATTCAGAAAGACTGAGATTACTACTTACTACCAGATTTTTACCCATTTGATACAGGGTATCAATTATGAGGTAGAGGCTTGCCCGCACCCAATCACTCGGCTTATCAGCGCCCAGGTCATCAAGGTAGAGCCAATCCACCTTGGTATAGTGGTCAATAATCTGCTTTTCAGTTTCGAGCGCACCGGGGGTAAAACTTGACCGTAATCTGAATAATAGTCCGGGAGCCCCCGTCCAGGTAATAACAGGCCATTCCTGCTTTTCCTGAACTACTCTCTGCCATTGAGCATAGAGCATGGCCGCCATGTAATACGTTTTCCCCACGCCTACAGGGCCGGTAATAAATAAGGGCCTGACCTCAATATCTTGGATGGTCTTTCCCCACCATTTCTCTGGTATACCTGATTTTTCAATCTGCTTATTAATTATTTGCTGATGAATAGGGTTCATAACTAGGCTTTAACTCCCTGATAGGCTATACCAGCTAGGTAAGGGTATGCCGGGGCTGGGCAATTATTTGGATGCTTAGTACAATTCAAACATCGATTAAGCGGGGCGTACTCCCCGTTACACCATACATTTGTTTTCCAGAGGTCAACGCCTTTATATTTTCGGCGTTGCCGCTGACGTCTGTCTATTCCTGAACGTCTATTGTCAATCATCATCCACTCCCAATTGTGCCTGAAGATTTTCAAGATTATGACATATTGCTTTTAACTCATGTTGAATAAAATCCTTTTTGCTTTCCTCAGTTTTTGGCCCAACCCTTTCCAAATATTCATATAGGGGTTCAAAGGTTCCCCCAATTTCAATTTTAGGCTCTTCTACTGGTTTTCTCTTACCCTTCATTATTCTTAAGTAAGATGATAATGAAACACGGGTTGGCCCAACATGTACAATTGGTTCAAGTTCTTCCCTTACATACCCAACTGAAAGAAAATTCTTATCCTGGCCACTAGCCCGCATATAGTGGCAGATTACCTTATTGACCTTAGCCGGAAGCGGGTCCGTAATTTTAATTAGGTCTTTCAGGATAAATCCATTAGGACCGAAGTTATTGTTCAGATTTGCGTTAGTTTGATCATATTCCCAAACAGCTTTGTGTAATAATGCCTCAAGTCTGCCGTTCATCCCCTTTCCTCCATTAACAGTCATTATTTATAACTTCTGCACCTTCCATATACCGATCATATTTACTCTTGTCCTGGCAGCGGATTCCCCCTGAGGGTGTAAACCTATTGGACTGACTAGGGGATTTGTCTTTTTTATTATCATAATTCCCTTCCATCACCTTTACCCAATTTGTACTATTTGTGATAATCCAGTCAAATGTTATAGTCCAATTTCGGTCATTATCACCACAGAGGAAATTGCTACGCAATATTTTATTTACTAGCCGACGCCAATCTCTCTCAGTAGCCAGACCCTCTTTGCGCCGGGCGGTAAGTTTATCAGCGCGCGCTGCTGTTATTTGATTAATTTTTCTGACTGGAGTGGACTCAAAAGCCTCATTCCATATTTGAAGGATTGTTTGATTATTAAATTTAGAAGGAAGGTCTTTTACTCTTTGTTTAGGAAAGGTTGTGCTTTGTTCTTGATTATTTTCCAATGAAGGAGGATTATAGGAGAAAGAATCTTCTTCTTTCTTTCCTTCTTTAGAATTCTTATTAGTACTTACTTTAGTATTCTTAAAGGGTCCGGAAAAACCGCTAGCCGGTTTTTCCGCTAGCGGTAATTCTGGCTCACGGTTTTTCTCATCATCCCAAATATATAACTCTAATCGTGTATTTCCAAATTGACCGTTAACTCTTTCCTGAACCCTGCCTATTAATCCCATTTCTTCAAGCTGTAGGAGTACTGGGCCAACTGTTTCCCTATGCATGCCGGCATAGGTACAGACTGTTTGAAGGAAGTTCTTGATATTGGGATTTTCATTGAAATCAGAATCAATTTCACACAGGGCAAGATATACAGATCTTAAATTCTTATATTCTTTGGTAGGGAAGTTATGACGAAAATATCGAATGATTCGTTTATCCCACCAGGCATGTGCACAATCTCTTTTTCTCTTATCCATAGTTAGGGCTCCTGTACAACTAAATCCATTGTATGTTCTATTTTTATTTTTGATAAAACTTTTATAATATATAATAAATCACTTTTTTTATAATAAACTCTTCCATTTAATTCAATTTTAGAAATCCACGGATTTGTTCTTAATACCCTATTAAAAGAATCAAATATTTTTATTTCTTTAATTATTTCTTTTGCTTGTTCACGAGGTAACCAAATACTATTTTTTGGTAGAATAAAGTTATATTTTGGTAGGAATGAAGCTATTAATTCAGCTTCAATTTTATTTAAAGAAGATAAGGGGCAGGGTAATATTTTGAAATGAGTAAATTCTTTTTTACTTTTTAGGTAATGTTCAATTATTCTAGGCAAACCATTTTTGGTTTGCCCAATATATACAATTGTATTTTTTTGAAATAATAAATATATAAGGGGGGATGACCATAAATCAAGCCATTCTTTAGAAAAATCAGGAGATGATTCAATTTCCCTGATTGTTTGGTCTTCATCATATTCCATTTACTTTCCCCTAAGTAGGTAAAAAGTTGGCCTTAATTCATGGCCCAGAAATAAAAAATAATCAGGGGGAGGGTAAAACTAAACACCCCTGTGTCGGGCTATGTGAAAAGGGATTCGGAGGAAGTGTTTATAACTAGACACAGTAATTATAAACACTTCCTCCTTTACCAGAAACTCTGGGCTGACCTGGCCGGGCCAACATCCAACAGGTTAGGAAGAGAAAGGGAATTCTCCAGATACACTTTCTATTTTAGGCTAAAAAAATAAAAAAGTAAAGAAATTTCTTTCCCTTTAATATTAAATACTTAACTCTAACCTTCCTGTAGTAATTCCTTCATTAAATCCCGTGCATAATCCCTGGGAAGTTCAGCGGGGTCCACCCCTCTTTTCTTAATGTTAATTTGTATCACTTCCTTCCTGTACATAGCCAGATAGGCTGCAATACGCTCACTCTGTACCTCAGCTTGGGGATCTGGGTCAAAAAATGTAAATACTTTATCAAATCTGCGTAACTTCTTGGCCTGCTCTATCCGGTATTTGATACCGAAAGTACAGACAGCCCCCGGCCCTAATCTCCAGGCATCAGTTATACCCTCTACAATAACAGCAGTATTTCCCTCAATGAAGTCAAGGCCATATAGACAGTGCTTATGATCAATAACTTCATCCTCTTTTCTGCACGCTTTATACCTGAGTTCAGCCCGGCCAGTCCAATCCCGGCCCTGATAGCTTACTAGCTGGCTGTATTGGTATATTGGGGCTATAATTCTGAATGCGTAAGGACCGTGCCGGCCAGTACCCTGGATACCCCATTGCTGAATAATTTCATCAGGGTCAAATCCCCTCTTGAGTAGGTAATTTCGGTGCCCAGTTTGTAGCGGACCGCAGCCGTAGGGTAAGACCAGGGTTTTTTTCCGTAGCGAGAACCCACTTGTCTGGCTCGCTACGAGGTTTTTAGCCACACCCCTATACCTACCTATGGTTTTCCCCGCCTCGGCCCAGGAGCAGCTTAACAACGCTTTTACTACTTCTTTAACACTATGTCCCCCGCAGCGCCAGCATGAGTAGAAACCATCACGTAGGTGATACCCCAGATGCCATCCGAAGTTGCCTGTGCAGAATGGGCATTGGGTATGTACCCACCCGACGCTACAGTGCTTATGCCCGGAGCTTAGATTGGGAATTCCATTATCACGATAGAATTTAAGGGCATCGAAAATCATAATTTTATGTCAGTAAATATTATGGTCAAGTATGCGAGTATAATGACTATCCAGAGGATTACATTTTCATTCTTGCTTTCCTTCTGGTGTTTTTTATACCCATCGTTAAATCCATCATTATAGCTATTAATTTTGGTTTCTGTAATCATGTTCTTGAGTTCATTAATTGTTTTTTTCATTCCCGCCCCCTATTTTATTCATAAGGTATTTGATTGTACTTGTTTCCTCAATGTCCAGGCCTTCCATTGCCGCGTGAATAACTGCTGCTTTGTAGTCAAGGATTTCAATAAATCCTTCCTCAATCGTTCCTCTGGCCATGAGGTAGTATGCTGTTGATTTACGTGTTTGACTTATACGCCAAATCCGGTCCTCAGCCTGGCTATGGTCTGTGGGTTTAAAACTGTACTCAAGGGTGCAACTATTTGCGGCCGCAGTTAGGGTTAGGCCCACCCCGGCTGCAGTTAGGTTGCCTATGAAAAGTTGACAACTGGGATCTGATTGAAATCGATCCTCAGCAGCTTTCCTGGCCAGGCCTGTAACACTGCCATCAACTTTAACAGCAATAGCGCCAAACTTTTTCATCAGGGTGTCAATTATTTTCTTGTGCCAGGCAAACACAACAAGCTTTTCCCCGCTCTCAAGGAAATCACTAATCCAGTCAATAGCAGAATCTAGTTTGGCCTCAGCAGCAGCCTGCCGTAATTTACTGATCTGTACTATAGGCTCAAGCTCAGTGCATTCTTTCACTACCTTATTGTATAAGGTTTTATCAACCTCAATGGGGATAACAACTCTGGTTTTAGGTGGTAAGTCTTTCAGGACATCAACCTTTTTACGCCTGAGCATTACTGTGCTCATGAGTTTGCGATTGAGTTCAGCAGTATTGCTCCGGCCATTGTATTTCCAACCCCATCCATCATGGTGTCCCTCACAATATCGGCGGATAAAGTCAAGCCAGTTGGGGAAAATAGTTGGGTTGATTATCTGTAGTAGTCGATAGATATCAATAATTCGGTTTTCAATTGGGGTGCCCGTTAGACCAATTCGGAAAGGGGCTGACTTAGCTGCCTGGATAAATGCCCTATGTCGTTGTGTCTTTTCAACTCCAAGTTTATGAAATTCATCAGCAACAACAGTTTTCCATTCTATCTCAGCCAGATCTGGTCTGAGTTCAACAGCCTTTCCCGTTTTTTTACACGCTCGACACTCCCTTCTTTTATAGTCAATACCCTGGCATTTTGGGCATACCTGACTTTCAGCAAGAATATCATAGTTAATGACTACAATATCTGTATTAGGGGTAATACCCTGTTTTCCTGTCCGGCCTTCAATTACTTGAACCCTAACTCCAGTCATAAGTTTTTGAGCCTCTTGTACCCACATATACTTGACTGTGGCTGGGCATACTATAAGAGCGGGTAAGGCATCAGCTTTACGTAATTGGAGCCAGGCAAGAGTTTGCCAGGTTTTCCCCAGGCCCATATCATCTGCATTGAGTACCCTGCCATTTTGGAGTTCGTAGAATCCAACACCCTCTGCCTGGAATGGCATGAGTTGCCCGTTGAATCCAGGGATGTCCCAGATGGCCTGAGCTTTTCTGTTCTCGGGGATTTTATACAGTGTCCACCACTTTTTGATCTTGGGATGGATTTCAAATCCCCAATCAATAAGCTGCTCCACATTCTTTTCATTCAGGGGTGCTGTCCAGTGCGGACTAGGCTGCGTATAAAACCTCCTGCTGTTTAGGGTTTTAACCTTAGAGACTAGTGCTGGTAATTTGGGGAAATAAATTTTAATGGAATTCCCCTCAAGTTCAGTATATTTTTGAGCTGCTCTGGATTTCATTGTTATATTTTGCGTTTGATAGTCCAGCCTTCGGGAGCTGCACCAGATCCTATATAATATCCGGGGATAAAAGCTGGCCACATGGTTGAAGCAGCCCCGGCATATGCCAGACTGAAACAGTAATTTTGAATTTTCTCAGCTTTGGACAGAGCATCAAAGTGTTGGGCAAAGAATGTATTTAACCAACCGGCGAGAATAAACCAGGAAATAACTGCGCTAATGACATATATTTTAAGTATTTTGTTTTTCATAGCTATTACTCCTCAGTACAGGTTACAATATCCCCAGTTTCTGTTAGGGCATCAACCAGTGTATAGGTATCTTGTTCAGTGAGTACTATATAATAGCGGATTCCTGCGTGACAGATGGCGTAAATTCCCATATCCGTTGTTAAATCGGGGGAGGTTTCCCAGTGTTTAAGTTCTGAATTGAATTCAGTTACTTTGTTATGAAGAAGGTTATCTACATAGATAACCCAGGTTGAGATTCCAATAAGTAGAATCCCCATTGCTAGAAAAAAAACTGGAACTCCATAATTGTGGATGAAATAGATTAACTTGGTTTTCATTTTACCCTCACTCTGGTTCTGGTCCTAACCCGTTCATGACTGATAGGTAAGGCTCTTCTTCGTTTAGGTTCCCCGCGCATATAGGCTATAACTAGGCCACAAATAGGACAGGATTTAACCCACTGCCCATAGGTTAAATCCTGGGCCTGAAATCCTTTACATTTTGGGTTTGGGCATTTCATAATCTTTTTATATCATCCCTGAATTCACAGAAATAATCAGATACAGCCATTTTACGAATGATTTCAATAGCCTCTTGAACACCTCCAGAAGTCTCTATCCAATCACCTCTTGTAAGATGGAAAATCATTTGGGCAAATAGACGGTCATCCCCTTTGAACCTAGTTCCACCACAGTGGAACGGTATTCCTGATGAAAAATCAAGGTCAGCCCCTCCCAGGTTAGCCCCTCCCAGGTCAGCCTCTCTCAGGTCAGCCTCTCCCAGGTTAGCCCCTCCCAGGTTAGCCCCTCCCAGGTTAGCCCATCTCAGGTTAGCCCATCTCAGGTTAGCCCCTCCCAGGTTAGCCTCTCCCAGGTTAGCCCCTCCCAGGTTAGCCCCTCCCAGGTTAGCCCCTCCCAGGTTAGCCCATCTCAGGTTAGCTCGTTTTCCGTATCTTTTATTACTTTCAATCCAAAGTAAATGTTCAGCTAATATATCATATAATAATCTTTTCATGCCTACTCCTTTATTAGACAATAACCAGCTAACATCCAACCTTCTCCTGCTGGTTTATATTGGCAGATTTGTTTTATAATAGGACCGTGACTATTTTTCCATTTTAAATCATTAATTTGAATATTGGTTATACTTTTGGTTTCAGTCTTTCCCTTTTGCTTTCTCCAGAAACTAGCATTAATCAGCATAACTTACCTTTATTCAGTTTTTAAATGGGTAGAAAAAGAAAATTTTCTGCTGTATGTTTTGATTAACCTGCGGAGGGAAAGCATATGTGCTTCATATGCTCCTTCACGTTCAAGATCAATACCAATAGTATCTTGTCTTGCGCTAAGAATATTATACTCAAGAATGGTATCTATAAGTAATTTAGTGCCGTAGCTAAATGGTTCAGCTTGTTCAACTCGTGCAACTATCTCTTTTGCTCTATCCTGGTTTTCTTGTGTTTGCTTACAAGATAATCCAATTACCTTTCCCCGCCCTTCTAATGTATTTTTACTCATGATATTCCCCTTATTAGGATTTATTTTTCGATACTGGCCAGATATAAGGTAGGTTATCCGGTACATTCCAGTCATACTGTTTATAGAAATCAGGTGCTTTTCTTAATAGGTTACTCTGGTGTGCCCGGCAGAACTCTTCTGTAATCCATTCAGGTTTTAATACCCTTGAAAGAGAAAGAGCATATTCAAAGGTATAAAGTTGCTTCATATTATTTTTATACCCCCTTTCTACCCAGGTGTAAATAGATAAATCTCTGTATGCTGTTAGGGCAAGTTCATGACCTTTCCACATAAGGACAGCCGGGTGGTTGGCCCAGGCTTTTGATTTTGCTTTGCCGTTAAGGATATTGAGTATCTGATCTGCCTCAACACGTTGCTTACCTAACCGTCTATAATCGAGACACCAGAGGCTATCATAGATTGAGAGAAGCGGAAGGAATGTTTGCATAATAGTACCTAAAAGGGGGTAGCCAGTCTACCCCCTATAGTTATTGAGTATTAAAGCAGCTCGTCAATAAGATCCCAGGCCTTGTTCTTCAGGACGTTGCTTGATCCGAACAGGTTATTGTTCAGCCGGTGTTCTACACTCCGGGCTCCCCGGTGGTGATCAGCATACTCAGTAACGGCATTGAGCAATCCCCAGGCAGTACCGTTAGCACTTACCAGTTCACTACCCATGGCCTTACCGGCATAGAGTTCATGAACGGTTCGCATAGCACGGGCATCGACGTTCTCAAGCAGGGCTTCAACCGCATCAGTACGGTCAGCCTGGCTCCAGGATTGCCCCAACAATTCAGCAACAACTTCCCGCTCCTGATCTTTCTGGCTGGTCTGTCCGGCCAGCATCTCGTTAATAACTGCCTGATCAGCATTCTGGCGTGCAAAGAGTTTAACCAGCCACTCACTTGCTTCACGTTCTCCAACCCGGCGTTTTGCCAGCGCAGTAGCCTTGTCAATAAACTGGCTGAAGCTCCCCTGTACAAGACCGAGCTGGGCCTTAACGGCATCAGCGTCAAATACCTGATTGTGTGCAACTTTGATTGCTCTAACAGACTTTCCACTGTCAATTTCTGAGAGTGCCACGCCCAGGGTATTATGGCAGACAACTCGCTCAATAACAAACCCGGCAGTAGTTGCAAGGCTATAATCACAGGAGGAACTCAGAAGCAGATAGCCCTCTACTTTGTCAACACCGGCAATCTGCGCCTCAGCCCCAACTTTTGCCAGTGCCCAGAATTTCTGGCCGTTGAAGAGAATACCACAGGTTTCAAGCTGAAAACCACCGGCTTCAACAAGGCTTTTGAAAAAGTGAAGGACCTCCCTGGGCTGTACGATTTTATACCCAGCGGAAACGATAGAAAGGGGGGAGCCGTTATCAGAACGGTAAAGGGCATGCCTGGCCGGGAAGGTCTTGGGCACGTCAATAACTCTACGGGAATCAGCGGGGGGAGGAACCCTGTAGGTAAGGGCACTGCGCTGAATTTCCCAGTCAAAACCACCCTCTTTTTCCCAGACCTCAATGGGGGCTCCGGGCGTAAGGGCTTGTCCCATGCCATGCCATGGGGTTTTCCCGGTATAGGCCATACTTGCCTGTCCTGCCTGGTTTACATAGATTTCTGCACTCATTTTGGGTTCTCCTTATTTATCAAGTTTTTCATTAATAAATTCGACAACACAAAGAAGATTATCACGGATATTTGCTAAATCCTCTTTTTTGATTGCATATTTGTTACGGCTATTAATATAGCCGTGGAGGCGAATAATTTCATTTATGCAATCGTGGATATCTTCTTCTGTGCTGGGGATACTGAGTGCGAATTGGGTTGCGGTTGTACTCATTTTAGGTTCTCCTTTATCACCCCCGTATAGGGTGGTCAGAGGTTTATGTGGTAGGTGGCTTACGTCTCAGCCTTTAGAAATACTATAAACCTCCTGGTTAAGAAAGTAAAGAAAAAAATAATAATAAAGTAAAAAAAATAATGAACCCCCTAACTATAAGGAATTACTAGGAATAAAAAGTATAAAATTTGCGTTTTAATATTATATTTATAATATTAAACTCTAAGTATAGGCAATTAAATTCAAAAAAATTAAGTTGAGCACATAGCCCATGAGAGAAATAGTCAGAGAAAGAGTTAAACCCCTACCCCAATCAGAACAGCAGGGACATGCTCCAAGACAACGTCAACGTCAACGTCAAAGGGTTAATCCCTCGGTTAATCCCTCGGTTAATCCCTCGGTTAATCCCTCGGTTAATCCCCCGGCCAATACCCCTGATACATATGAGTTTGAGCACGCGGCCAAGAGAAATACTAAGGGTCAGTTTGGTCAAGGTAATTGCCTTTGGAAATTTGTAAATCCCGGGAGACCTCGTATATTTGAGACCCCTGAAGCTATGTGGGCTAAGGCCTGTGAATATTTTAAATACCAACAAGATAATCCCTGGCGGGAACAGCGTATAGCAAGTAAAAGGGGAGAACCTGATATTGTTGAACTTGATAAACCAGTGCCATTTACCCTAGAGGGCTTTCGGTTGTTCTCAAATATAACTGAGGGATGTTGGCACGCTTATCAATTGAGAACCGAATATGTAAAAGTCTGTAGGCAAATCATGGAAGTTATAAGGAATCAGAAGTTTGCTGGCGCGGCAGCAGGCTTTTTTAATCACGCTATCATAGCTAGGGATCTTGGCCTTGCGGATAAGAAGGAATTGACTGGTGTAGATAATACCCCGCTTATACCCCCGGAGCAGGGTGATAACCGGGCAAAGAATATGCGGGCTATGATGTTGGCTGCTCTGGCGGTAGACGCTGACGCTGATAGTGAGGAAGAGTCTGGTGGTTGACCTTGAGTGTATTCCCGTATCAGATTACTCCTGCTTTCTGGATAGTGTGGGCGTAATGGACGCTACTGATTGGGAAATATTGCGTAAAATGGTCAGGGAAAGTGATTTTGTATATATCTGTGAACGAAATCAATATACAGGTCATCACTATTTTATCCACTTCCTTCCCCTAGTAAGCAAGGGCCAGGGGTATATAAAATGAGTACTGGGGGTCAATATCTTCCCAGTCTGATTGAATTCTGGAGGATAAAACGGAAACACCAGGGGTTGCCCTGTATTATTAAGCCGTTTCATTATGATCTGGCAAATGCATATACTAAGTTGCTCTTAGGGGTACTACCCCGGCCTAACCTGATGGTCTTGGAACCCCCTAGGTGTTTGAAGACAAGTCTTTGTGATACGTTTATTGAGTACGCTCTTTCATATTTTCCGGATAGTGAGTTCATTAAGGCTGGATTTGGTAAGGAATTACCTGTAGAGAGCGTGATTGATATTCGTAATACACTTTCAAGTGATTGGTATCGGAGCATGGTAGATGATCAGTGGGGTTGCCATGTTCAGATGATTGGTGAGAAAGCAGGTGGTCGTCAGGACCACTTTTATACCCTGGAGGGTGGTAGCGTTAAGGCCGGTGGCGTTGGCACGGGTATTATCGGTTTCGGAGCTGGTAAGTTAAGGCCTGAATTTGGCGGGGCTATCGTAATGGATGACCTTCTTAAACCCCAGGATATGCGCTCTGCAGTGGTGAGGAAGGCTACCTGGGATTATGTACAGAATGGCCTTAAACCCCGGAGAAACCGGCAGAGTCCTCCATATACGCCCATTATTCTCATAATGCAGAGACTCCACCCGGAAGATCCTGCTGGAATGTGCCTGAGGGAAGAACGTGATGACTGGTATGTGGTGTGCGTACCGGCACATAATCCTGATGGTACGAGTATTTGGGAGGAAAGGATCTCAGCTGCTGAGCTTGAGAAGATGCGGGCGCGGGACCCGGAAAAGTATTATAGTCAGTACCAGCAGAACCCAAAAGCAGGTGCGGGTGTAATACTCCAGGGGCAATGGTGGTACCACTGGCAGGACCGGCTTGAGATGGAAAGAAGATTTACCCTCAAGTTCATTACTGCTGATACTGCGTTTAAGGCCCAGGATGCTAATGACTGGAGTGTATTTCAATGCTGGGGGTGTGAGGGTAAACAGGGCTTACACCTTGTTGATCAAATAAGGGGAAAATGGGAATTCCCTGAACTTCTGAAGTATGCCAAGGCATTTTGGCTTAAACACCGAACACCCCGGCGTGGATATACCCCGGCAGCACATTTCTTCATTGAGGACAAGGCAAGTGGTATCAGTCTTATCCAGAGTATGCAGCGTCAGGGTATCCCGGTAATACCCTGGGCACCGGCTGATAATACTAGCCCTGATAAGGTGGGACGTGCTAAACAGGCAAGTGATCCTCTTGCTACAGGTAGGATAAGCCTTCCACCACTAGATGCTCGACAGGATCTTAAATGGAGAGATTTACCCCCGGCGTTTAAGCGGGAGTACCCCCGGCCTGATACCTTTGAGGATTTGCCTGATATTAAGTGGGTACAATGCCTAAAGGATGAGGCTGAGAGTTTTTCAACTGATGACAGTCATCTTTTTGATGACCAGGTTGATACATTTACTGAGGCTGCTTGTATTTGGATGGAGAATGGTGGGGGTGTAGGACCCCTGCCCAATATGAGTGGACTTATACAAATTAATGAACAATAGGATTATATATGTATAGTCTTGTCGTTAATTTACAATTATGTGTTGGTTGTGGGAATTGTACTGATATTTTTCGTGATCGTTATACTACACTCCTGAGCCGGGGGGAACTCTTGCTTGATGATCTTACTGATAAGGATAAGGAATTAATTGAGTACGCTGTAAACCAATGTTATGTTGATGCCCTTTTATTTAAGGAGATTGCAAAATGAGTTTTAAGCCCATGACACATAGGAAATCTATTATAATCGCTCTGGTTGTAATAGCTGAGACTGCGTTGGTATTGTCCGGCCTTGCTCTTTTCCGGGCTGACCTGGATAAGACAATCCTGCTTGCCCTTATTGGCGTGGCATCAAATATTGTGTCCGTACTGGCTGGGGTATATATCGGTAAGACAAAAGAGGATACCCCAGCGTGAAAAAGAAACTCTTTATACTAGCTTTGTTTCTCTGCCTGCCTTCTGTTGGGTGGGCTGCAGTATATTACCATGATCCTGATTGCGCAGAAAATGGGAATGGGCTTTCTTTCGCGTGTGCAGAAACTCCAGGCGGTGCAGGGGCTTTCAATACTACCTCTGGCGTCACATACTCAGGGGCTAATTGGTATTTATTTAAAGCTGGTTCAACTATGTCTGCCGCCTATGTAGATATTTCTGCTGGTGGGACCTCGGCATCAGATAGGTTAACCATTGGGAGCTACACAACGGGTGGGGTGATCACAACATCAAAAGCCGTTCTTGATGGTTTCGGCAATGGGCAGACCAGAGTAATAAATTCAACCAATAAGTATTACTGGACTATCCAGGATCTTGAAATTGTCTATGACGATGAATTAACGCAAGATAATCGTATAGGGATCGCGTGCCCGTCATCAGGAGGAACAGTTAGTACTGATTACGACAACATCATCCAGAGGGTATACGTTCACGATATACTAATAGACGAGTCTGCTGGTAATTATGCAAACGGGATTCGCTCTGTTAGCAATGGAGGATTGCAAATTATAGACACCGCCATAGATAATATATCGAGTGATGACTTTTATGGTGGTGGTGATAATTTGCAAATTATCAGGCCAAATTTTTCAGGATCTGGGCAAGGGTCTTTGGTGACAGGTGATGAAATTCAGCTAACCACTGGTACTGGATGGTTAGTACAGGGCGGGACACTTACTCATCCCCAGCATGACGAGAAGAATACTTTCAACGCTGCTTCTACTGCTGGGGCCGGAGTGATCGAGGACGTCACGTTGAATTGTTATGAGGGAGAGGCATTAGCAGCTTACTGCTGTTATATCCAAGCTCCAGGTACAGTTGCCAGAAGATTAAAAATAAAGGGCAGCGGCATAGTTGGTCCTGTATTTTTTTCGGCGTCATCTACTGGCGGCGAATTCTATGATAACTATGTTATTGCGACTCAGGCAGCAGACCGGGGTGCATATGTTTTCGCAAATGACGTAAGCATGCTCAATAACACATTCGTTTATAATGGAAGTGGCGCTTCAACTGGTTATGGAATTCATGAACCTGTGACCATTACAGGTGGAATTCAAACCAATAATATTATCTCTGGATTTTCAACAGGTATCCGCAGCACAAATAGCACAGATAGCTACAATGATATTCACGGGGTTACGTCAGACTGTACAAATTCTGACGGTACAGCAAGAGATTGTGGGACAGGGACAATAACCTCTGACCCGCTTCTCGATAGCCAAGGACACCCGGCTTTGAATTCCCCAGTTATTAATGCTGGGGCTGATGTGGGTTTACCCTTTTGGGGTACTGCTCCTGAGATTGGTGCTTTTGAAGTTGGGGGGTACCCAGTTAAAGTCAATAACTTACCATACCTGATGCCAATTTGGCGGATGGGCGTAGGTGTACAGTAATAAATTAGAGAAAAGAGAGGAGAAGGTAATGTCACGACTGATATGGTTAAAAACAATAGCACTATGGTTGGGTATAGCTGGGTGTTTACTCCCCCTGTTCTCATGTGATGTCCTGGCTGCTCCGTCATATAAGTCAGGGCAGGCTGCTGCAACGGGTGCAGTAAATTATACCTTTACTGCTGAGGATGAATCTTGGGTGCAGGAAGTTCGCCTTCACCTTGGAGCCGTGGGACAGGCCGGTAATCTAGTTATTTTTGTGGACCGGGTAACTGGACCCTCTTATGATGTTGTTTATGTTACTCAGGACATGACCTCAACCCAGAATTTTGTATACCAGCCGGTAAGTCCTATAGTGCTCCAGGCTGGGGATGCCCTACGTGTTACCTGGGTAAATGCAAGTAATATTGGCTATGGTCTTGAGGTTGTTTACACTAAGGGGTGGACACGATGAAAAGCGGTATAACCTTTTTAATCCTATTGACCTGGTTGATCCTCTTCCCGGTTATAGGCCAGGGTGCTGTTCTTGTTAATGGTGTGGATCAATCTGGGGGTGACCTCCATTTTGTAGCCCTGTCATCTTGCGTGGGTATAACTGATGGAGTGTGTTATAATCTTACAGATCATAAACTGTATCAATGGAATGGCCTGGCAGTAGTTGAATTTACAGGTACAGGTGATAACCTTGGGACGTCAACGTATGAAACAGTACGTGAGCTTTGGGGGGCTGGTACAGGGTTTTTACTTACGGACGGGACAGTTAAGGCTGAATCAGCTATCTCTATTACTACAGATCAAATTACTGACTTACCTACCTATTTAGATTATGCGGATATTGTAGCTCTATGGGCAGCAGGGACGGGGTTGCTTAAAACAGATGGCACAATTGATGCGAGTGTTTATCTTACTGCTGAGGCTGATCCTGTATTTCTGGCATGGGATAAAGATTATACTGATCTGATTAATACCCCTACTATTCCGGCAGCTTCCACGGATTTATCTGATACTGCTGATCTATTACGTACAACTGATATTGGGGTGAGTGTACAGACTCCTCTTGTTGCTGGGACTGATTATCTCGCTCCTGATGGAGACGGAAGCGGGCTGAGCGGGGTGGGCGACATCACCGGAGTTCTTGGGGATGTAACAGGAGATGTTCCAGTTCTTTATCAAACATATTCAGCATTCACCGGGTCTGATGCGACCCCAGACGTGTCAACCAGTAGCCACTGGAAAACGGTTGACACCACAACGATAACTACATTTGACGGGACTCCGGTTGATGGTCAGCACTTATGGGTAAGGTGTGATGCTGCAACCGTGTTTGATCTGACAAGTTCCGGTATTGTGTCAGTGAACAGAACCAGTGATTTTACTTGTGCCGCAAATACCATTCTGCATTTCATCTATGATGGCACCAGCGCAAAGTGGATCGCTACGAACATGCCGACTACGGCGGATCAGATTTCAACAACTGGACTGGTTTACTACACATCTGGAGTTGGTTTTTCTAGCACCGCTACCCCTCCGCTTGGGATTCCAGCAGATTCTACAGTGGCAACTATTTTCGGAAGGGATGCGAATAATAATTTGACATTGGGGGTTTCTGGAACCAGCACAAATACATTCTGGAAAGGTAATGACTCAGCCACAAACGGGGACACAACGCAGGCATGGTCTGCTGATAAGGTGTACGATCAGTTGGCACTCAAACAGGACAAGTCCACTTTCCCGGTAGATTTCTGTGTGGCTATCAGCGACGAAGCAACAGACCTGACCGCTGGGGCAGCGAAAGTAACTTTCCGTGCACCATATGCTTTTACGTTGACTTCTTTGCGAGCCTCTGTGAATACGGCCCCGGTAGGGTCAACCATTATCATCGATGTGAATGAGGCGGGAACCACATTGATGACCACAAATAAACTGTCTATTGATGCCTCAGAGTTGACCAGTGTGACAGCAGCAACGGCCCATACTTTGACGGATACTGCCATTGCTGACGATGCGCTGATGACAGCCGATATTGATCAGATTGGAAGCTCAACAGCAGGTAAGGGGGCAAAGATATGTTTGTACGGTACGCGGGAACTTTAATATTTTTACTTAGTTTGTGCTTGAATTGTTATGCATCAGATTGGCTGCTTAATTCTTATACATTTAATACCGAGGCAGGATGCACTACGGGGCAAACCATTATTGGCGACGCCGCCACAACTAATAATTATGGGTTGTCGAATAATTTAATATATTTTGTTCGCAAAACGGCAGCAAAATCATGTAATTTGGCTACGATAGTTACCCATTTTTCTGATGCCGGTTCTACAACAACTTTTCGTTCTGCTATATATGCTGATAATGGATCTGGTACAGCACCGACAGGAGATCCCTTAGGGTATACAGCGCAGTGTAATACTACAGCTGGCGATGGCAACCCGGAGGATGCGGATTGTGCATTAGGTTCGGCTGTCAGTCTCACCGCATCAACATATTATTGGATGGGGACAATAGCCAATAACACTACAGGAGTTTATTATGGCACTACTTCTGCAAATGGCTATATGTCATGGGCGTATAGCCCGACAGATCCGTTCCCGACAATAGCATCATTTTCCGCGTGGAATAAAGACTGGTCATTAAGTGGAGAAAGTGAATGAAAAGATTAACGTTATTTTTTCTTTTTTTGCTAACTTATGTTAATTTTGCCTTTGGCAGTACAATTACTTTAGTAATAAAAGATAGTTCTGGAGTTGATAGAACAAGCAAATACGTATCGTATGGAATTCCTCTTAGCATGTCTGATAATGCCGTGTCTATTTCAACATTTAAAATATCTACCGATGAGGCGGGGACTTCTATTATTGACGCCCAGTTCAACATAATTTCTCGGTATGATCTAGATGGAGACGGCTGGGAAGAAACAGAGCCTATCCGTACAGTTCTTTTAACTTTTCCAGCTACCGTATCAGCTAATATGTCATCTACATATTATTTTCATACTACTGACGGGAGTGGAAATGTTGCTGGTGATAATTTAGCAGATAACTCAAATGAGGCATACTGCGCTATTAATGCAAGTTCACTATTGTTACATGTTAAAAAGACAGCAGGATTTAACCTTTTTGATCAAGTGACGGTAGATTCCACAGACATTGTTTCGTCTCCTGCCACGGATGGAATTATCCTCACTTCAGATAACGGTGGTGAAACCGCTGTTGATTACACAAGTTTCTCAAGCAATAACGCGCCAACAGTCTCAATTGTTTACAATGGTCCATTGATGGCGGTTGTCAAGGTGGCAGGTCATCTTGAGGACTCAAGCAATAACACTTTAATTCCGAGTGGGGAGAATCCGTCTGCGGTTAACCCTATATCATATGCAGTATGGTATACTCTTTTTAAAGATGAAAGATATATTAAGGTTGATTTCAGGATTAAAAACGAAAATCCAGGGGCTGCAGGATATGAGACAACTACAAACAGAAATATAGAAATAGCGAATCTTTACCTTAAAACTACTCTTGCTGGACTTGGAACAGTTACAGAAATTGATTTTTCAGACTGGTCTGATTTGACCAGTCCGTCAGGTGTGTACGATATTGAACAAGATCATTGTTTGCCTGGTGCGTGTGCTCAAGCGTCTGAATCGGATGCGGAAGCAATTCCAAACTTTAACTATTATATCAAATCTGATGTTAGTGGAACTCCTAATACTGAGTACACAGGAAGACGTTTTGACTCATATTCGCAGATACGTGATTCGGATAGGGGGTTGATAGTTGCTGGCCGGTGGTGTTGGCAGAATTGGCCGTTTACAATCAAAGAAGATGCAACAAACAAAATAACCGAAGTGCATTTACTGCCAAACACTGGAACAGACCATATTTTAATGGGAGCTGCATGGAAAACATGGCAATTGATTTACGATTTTCATGCAGATGTTGCTTCTGACTATACATTTGATTCTGAACTAGCACAATTGAAATACCCTTTCGTTATTTTCCCAAGTAATTTAACAACATCAAATTTTTTCGGTGAACGTTTAGGACCGGCAAGTTTGACTACGTCGATTACATATTCAGGCGGGGAATCGTTAGACGATGCAATAACAAACCAACAAAATTCTATCAGGGCACAATTTGATTCTACGTATTCCACCAATGAGTCTATGTTGTATGATATATTTGATTTAATGGAGTCAAGGCCAAAGACCTCTACTACTGGCATATATAATGGCCCAATCGACTGGTACGGGTGGCAACATTGGGGTGATTTAGTTAGAGATGAACTTGGATTTGGTGCTTTGAATTATGATTGGAACTATTTCGCTTCCGCATTTGGGAATTGTTTTCAGGATTTAGCAATGGTATATGAGGGTGATGCGATGAGTTTGCGTACCGCAGATTCATTAATATTGCATCAACCTATAAACGACACAACAACAATTAATACATCTGGCGCAACAGTTCGTGATTTGCATGGCGGGTCCCGGGATGAATATAATGCAACATGCGAGGGTACTTCATTTTTAACTGGGTTTCAGAATAATGGATGCGTAACAAATAAACATCAACATTTAATTGGTCTCATATTTAATTATATTTTGACAGGAGATGATAAGTTATTTGATGGACTAAAAGATGCTGGAGATTTTATTAGACACAATTATAGTTCAATTGCCCCTGATCATGGTGTATTTGATGGAGCAACCTCTGTTCCAGAAAAAAGATGTGATTTAGGAACATGTACATATTATAATACAGTAGAAACACGTCAATTTTCAAGAAGTATTGAATATGCGTCGTTATTGTATCAATCTACTGGAGATACTGATTATTTAACATTAGCTAAAAAAATATTTGAAAATGCTTTATTGCAAAATGAGGATGCTGGTGGTGGATCTTTAGGATCTGACAGCGGGTCTGTTTATGTTTGGTATACTGATCAGGCATTACGTCCAGCTATTGCTTTGTATAATTTATTATATGAGGTTGGTGATTCATATAAATCTAGCGTATCTGCATGGTTACTTCGTCTTGTTTCTTGGTATGATAATGTTTTTGACAACTATCTGCTAGCGCAACCTGGATACGGAACAGGAGAGAATGAGGGGAAATACTTAGCGTATACACAGGGAGCCGAGTTAATTTCTGGTGCATTCTCCGGTTTATGGCATCCTGAATATATTACTGAGGTTGCTGACTTATATGCGTTTGCATATTTAGTAACAAATGAACAAGAATATTTGGATAGGGCAGCAAGAATGTTTACTGATAAATGGTTTTATGCCGGTCAAAATACCTATGAGACTATTAATAATATTGTTGAGGCGGCATATGCGAATGATGGTCCTGCGGGCGGGGATGCATGGTTAAAAGAGGGAATTTCTTTAATGGGTGGAAATTATTTTTTATGGGTCAAAGGACGAAGCCCCTTAGTCAGAAAAATAAATGGCGCAAACGGCCACATGCCAATATCAGCAGAAGGAAAAACATTTGAGGCGGTGCAATAATGGCAACAGACTCGATAGCAAAATCAGCAGGGCGTGGCAGGGTACTGGCCGTGGCAATAACATTTGAGTGAAAGAAATGGACCCAGTAAACAAATCCTTTCGAGTAGGTGCCGGCCTTATGTCTGGTGGCACTGCAATGACATTTGAGTGATAATATGAAAAAACTATTTTCGGAATCAGGAGACGTCTCAACCGTCCGCGTGGCTACATTGCTGACGGTTGCGGTGAACTATAAATGAGCAAGCGTATACGTATAAGAGTCAATAATGCTGGGTTTACTGATCTAGCAGGTGGCCCTCTTGGTACAGGGGATCGGGGTGCATATAGCTCCCTCCCTGTTTATACAGGTAATCCATATGAGAGTAATGATTATGTTTTCCGTTGGCGACAATATGTACACTTATATGAGACCAGTTGGGAAGCCCGGAAAATTATTCGGATCATCCCTGAGGATGCTCTGCGTAAAAAATGGGTTGCTGAAGACATCCCGGAACAGATGGCAAAACGGATTGATTCCAGGCTGGACCAGCTTCAATTCCTATCAGTTCTGAAGCGTAGTCTCATGCTTGAACGCTTGCTGGGTGGTTGTCTAACCTTTCTAGGTCTTGATGCGCAAAAGGATGAGCCTGAAAAGGTATTTCACCCCAGGGATGGGCAGGCCCTGCGGTTTTTGAATGCTGTACCTATAAGTCGTATTGCACGCATCCGGTGGTGTAATGACCCCCTGAGTGAACACTACATGCGGCCTGAGTCATTCCTGGTCAATAGTAATGTTGTACACGTTAGTCGCTGCCTGGTATGGGATGGGGAGCCCCTATTTGACCCCTATGATTTTGCACTTAATAATTTTAGATCTAACCTGGCTGGCTTTGGACCCTCTAAACTTGCTCCGGTCTGGGATGATATTGTTAAGGCTGTTGGTACCCGGCAGGCGGCATACCAGCTTATTCAGATGAATAATGCGGTAATTGCAGCCATAGAGGGCCTAATTGATCTTCAGGGGACAACCTCAGGTCAGGCTGCAATTGAGAAGGTAAAGGAAATATCTAATCAGCTGAGTTTATACCGAGCTGCTGTTATTGACGGACGTAGTGTTGACATTAAACAACATAGTGCAAGTTTTGGTAGTGTACCTGAGCTGATCCTTACCTTTATCCAGATTCTGAGCGCGGCAAGTGATATTCCGGCAACCCGTTTTCTTGGCCAAGCCCCTGGCGGTTTAAATGCTACGGGTGAGTCTGATCTTGAGAATTATTATAATGTAATTGATAGCTATCAGCAACAGCGGATTGAACCTAATCTGCGCCGGGTATATGACGTACTGGGCTACAATATGTTTCCAAGTCAGTGGCCTAAAGAACGGGAAAATCTGGTTTTCAAGTTCCCCCCACTTTGGAATCAGAGCGATCTTGAAGAGAGTCAGACTGCAACGGCAAGAATTGATAACGTGATGAAACTCCTGTCTGAGGGTCTGATTGGAGAGGATAAGGCCATTGAGGAAATTAATGCCAAGGGCTGTCTGAGTGTGACCTTGGATGAAACCGATATCAGTATTGTTGACCGTACTGGTCTTGTCGGACAGACTGATAATAATCAGGTTAATGTCGGTCAGGAAATTCAGAAATTACGGAACGGCATCCGGGTAAATAACATGGATGCTCTTGGACTACTTCTCCGGGCTGCGGGCGCGTCCAACCCTGATGATATTGACCGCCAGGCCTTTGAAAAGGGATTTGCTGTTGAAATGGAACATTTGGGTACCCTGGGTGGTGACCGGGTAAAGGTGGCTAAGGTAGTTCTGGATCATCTGCGTGAGCGTCAGGATTACTATGACCGGCTGGAACGAGTTGAGAACTCAATTTATCTTGATAGACTTCCCCAGCCTACTGAGGGACAGCAGCATGCAGGGAATTATAAGAAACATCATCTGAAACTTCATGGCCTTGATTTCAGTATTGAGAACCCCCAGGGAAGTGAACGCCAGGGAAAAGATAGTGCTGGGAAATCTTGGACAAGTATTCTGCCGGCTCATTACGGGTATGTGCGAAGGACAGAGGGTGCTGATGGTGATCACGTAGATGCCTATATTGGCCCCCATGAGGAAAGTGAGCTGGTATTTGTAGTTGACCAGCAAGATCCCCAGAGCAAGAAGTTTGATGAGCATAAGGTTATCTTTGGCTGTCTGTCAATGTTGCAGGCGAAAGAGCTTTATGTATCAGCATTTAGTGATGGTCAGGGTGAGGCCCGGATTGGTGGAATTACCCCTGCGCATATTCAGGAATTTAGGGGTTGGCTTACCGGGGGAAATACGCACGCACCCTACGGTAAGAAGTAATGGTGAGAACCCACTTGTCTGCCCCGCTACGGGGTTTTTAGGGTGCCCCCTATAGGGTAGCCTGCCCTGGGGGTAAAAACCCCGGAGAAACGAAACAAATTAGTATAATGGAGAGTATCTAATGGGAAATTTAATTGATAGAACATCTAAATTAACAATTCCTAATTTTTTAAGAATAGAAAAAGAAACAGTTACTGCGCAACATAAAATCTACTCAAAAGGGTTTAAAAATATAAGATCATATTGGTGGTGGGTGTGTAAATTTAGTTTTAATGATTTTTTCCGCGCCCTTTTGGGTATTAAAAGGACACCTAAACAGAATAAAAGAACACCATTACAGCGATTAGGGTTTTAATGCCAATTTTACTTGACCATAAACAACTTGAGAAGCTGGAAAGACGTAGGCGTACCCCGCGCAGGGTTAAGGGCGTAAAAAGTCCTGCTAGTCCTGAGCGTATTCTACGTCAGCAGCTTGAAGCCCTGTGGGCGCGGGTATTACTACCGGCAACAGAACGCCTGAAACAATATGCGCAGGAAGGGGTAAACGCACAGGTTATAGCAGATTATCTTGATCAGGTATTACGTCAGGCTGAATTCGAATACGGACTGGCTGCAGATGATTTCCTTACCACCTGGAAAGTGAGTATGGACCGGCAGACCCGGACGGCACTTATGCGTGGCCTTGCGGATAGTCTGGGCGTTGACCTCACAGCCCTTTATGATGATCCTATTATTCAGGATGTACTTGCAGTAAGTTCCCTGGACGCTGCGGGGTTGATAACAAGTATTCCCAGTGAGTATCTTGGGCAGGTAGCACGGTCAGTACGGGATAACTTTACTGGTGTCCCTCTTCCTGAGGGCAGGAGCCTGACGGAACAGATACAACACCTTGGGAGTGTGAGCTATGGGCGGGCAAAGCTGATAGCCCGTGACCAGACAAAGAAGTTGAATTCAAATCTTAACCAGGCCAGGCAGCAGAGTGTTGGCATTACCCTGTATATTTGGAAAACGGTAAGGGATGAGCGTGTTGTAGGCAGGCCGGGTGGTCTCTATCCCCAGGGAAATAAAGCACATGGTAACCACTACGTAATGGAAGGTTTGTACTGCCGGTGGGATGACAGTACAGTTTATAGTGAGGACCGGGGGGAAACGTGGAAGAAACGTCAGGCTGAGATGCCCCAGACCCACCCTGGACAGGATATTCAGTGCCGGTGTCATGCTGCCCCGGTTGTTGACATTGATCAAATACTAAAATATATGGAGGCTGCGTGATGAGTAATGTGATTAAAAAGGGACAAGTAGGAGAATTAGTTGGTATTGGTTAATTTAAAATTAAGGATATACGAGGGGAAGTTTTAGATATTGAGTGGGATGATGGGCGTATAGGAGCAATGAATAGGGATTCTTTTTTGCGTTCTGGTGTAATAAAATGGAAAAATTCTCAAACCCCATTTGAAAACGGTTGTGCCCTGGCTCAGGCTGAAATTCAGAATAAACTGGGGAACAGGTTTGGGAATGATAATTATCAGTTTGAATGGCAAAAATTAGAAACTCAAATTAGGTTTTTAAGAAAACAAATAGAAAATCTATATTCTGGGGCTTCAAAAGAGTTTACTGTTTCTGGGAATGTGGAAAAACAGCGATTAAATTATATTAAGGCTGATAAATTACAAAAGGAAATGGATGGATTAATTAAACAACGGAATAAACTTGAAGAGGAAGAAAGGAAAAAGGAAAAATCTTTTAATTTTTAAGGAAATACCATGCAACATATATTTAATTCATTCCTGGTAATTGATGAGCAGCCAGTACCCAAGTGGGAGAAAACTCCTGATGGCTTTCTTCGCTGCCGGGCGCGCATATTAGCAGAGCGGGTAATGCCCTATTCAGTACAAGAGTTTGAGGAAGGTTCACTTCCTATTAATACCCCTGACGTTATTAATATGTATGTGAGTGGGGAAACTCTTGCTGACCCTGCTGCATTACGTAGTTTGGAGGGCTCCCTGGTAGTAGCCGGGGATCATGCCTGGTGTGATCTTGAGACGGTTAAACAGCATGCGGTTGGTCACGTAGTGGGCACACCCTATGTTCAGGATGGATATGTATGGTGTGAACTTCTTATTACTGATCAGAGCACAATTGATAAGGTAGTGAATAAGGAACTTGGGGAAATCTCTGCAGCTTACCTGGCTGAAAGTGTGTTTGAACCTGGAGAATTTAACGGTCAAGCATATGATGCCCGGCAAGAGCAGTTACAATATAACCATGTTGCAGTCCTTCCTATTGGGCATGGACGTGCAGGCCGCGATGTTAGAATCATGAACAAAAAAAATCAAGACAACAAAGGAGTAACTACAATGCCTGATGACAAAGACAAAGATGTAAAGGTAATTCGTGAACGACTGTTCCGGGTAAAGCTGGCTAATACCGGCAAGTTTATTAATGCTGATGAGGAAACGGCCACTGCTGTGGAGGAGGAGTCCAAAGTCAGTGGAGCCAAGCTGGAAACCACCATGAGTGAACTTGAGACCAAGAATGCTGAGCTTGCTGAACTCCAGGGCCAGGTTGAGGAACTTAAGGGCCAGCTCAGTGTCTACAAGGAAAAATTGGATCAGCTCCTTGCTGAGGAAACCATTGAGCACGCTGCTGAGGGTATGATTGCTGAGGGTGAAGAGGCTGAGGAAATCATTGAAAACTCAGCTATCTTCAATGAGAAGGGTGAGGAAGAGCCGGAGGAGAAGAAAAAGGAGTTCATGAACTCCCTGCGCAAACTCCATGGCCCCAAACTTCATACAGCTGTCCTCGGTGCCCTGGGTGTTAATACTGAGGGGATGTCCCCTGAGGCGATTCGTGGCTCTTTTAAGGCACAGCACCAGATCTGCAATTCCATGAAGGGTAAACGTACTGTTGCCGGCGCAAAGATGTTCAATAGCGGCATGAAGAGAGAAACCACTGTTGCTGGGGATGGTGTGAATCGTTCTGGCCATCAGCGCCTTGGTTTTGGCGGTAAGAAATAACTTGGCCCGGTTATCAATTAATATATAAACAAGTTCATAATCCATTAAGGAGGATTAACAAATGACTTTTGCAAGTGGTTACAGAGGTACAAGCATGGGGTCCGTTCAGACCGCATATACTGATCAGCCCGGTCAGGCTGTTGCGGGCATGGAGGCATTTGCTAGTGATAACAATGCTAAAGATTCAATCTTCATCGGTGAGACCAATGGTATTGCCTGTGGGCGTGGCATTGTTACTGCTCAGGTTGCTGAGGCTGCGTATAAAATGCAGTTGCCTAATATTGAGGCATACCTGCCCATTGGTAGTGAGGATGCTACTGATTTTGCTGGTATTCTTATGTTTGATGAGGCCTGTCAGAGTGATGAAAACGGCGTTCCCGGTTGGGCCAATGGTCGCCAGGGACGTTATATGCGGCCCCAGCGGTCAGGCGGCCGCATTTGGGTAAAGGCTGTTGAGGCTATTGATCCCCAGACGGCTAGTGTTAACTGGGTTGTTACTGCCCCGGCTGATGCCTCTTATGCTCTGGGTGAGTTCAGTCCGTCTGCCCTGGGTGGTGGTGCTGCGGGCGTGAGTGTTGCCCTTACTAACTGTAAATGGATTACTGCTGCTGATGCCGGTGGTTTGGCTATCATTGAGATGGTGGGTGCTATTGTTGGTGTTACCCCCACGGATGAAAGCAGCTTCTAATATCAATAACTGAATATAAACGGCAAAAGGAGGAAATACAATGCCTTACGATTTTACAAAAGGTGGTGCGAGTAACATCACTGCAACTGAGTTGATTGTCAGTGTATTTGACCAGGTTGAGGCCGGGTTTTATGATGCACTGTATCCTGAAATCTTGTGGAGGGATATTATCGGTGAAGGAAGTGTCAAGACTGATATCAATCCCGGCGCAATGAATTACGTTTACCGTTCCAGGGATATTAAGGGCCAGGGTCAGTTTGTTCAGGGTGATCCTAATAATATCCCCCGTGTTGGCCAGGTTGTTGGTCAGGTAACTGTACCTATTCTGGACGCTGCGGTTGGGGCAACCCTGACCAATGCTGAGGCCAGACGGTATCAGTATGGTTATCAGTCAGCTCTCGCCCAGGACTATGGTGAGATTATGAAACGTGCTGTTGACTATCATGTTGAGCGTGTGTTCTTCTTTGGTGATGTCAGCGCTGGGTTTGCGGCCTTCCTGGATTATCCCAGTGTGGATAAAATTACAGCAGCTGCTCTGTGGTCTGCGGGCACTCCTGAGGATTGGGTTGAATCCATTAATGACGCAATCACAACGGTATGGGTGAATAGCAAGACCATTCATTTGCCTGATACTGTTTACCTGCCCCCGGCCAAGTTCGCCATGTTGACGAAGGCCCATGTTATTGGCGCCGGTTCTGTGGGTGTGGCGGTAAGTGCCCTGAAGTATCTCATTGAAAATAATATCTACACTGCCCAGACTGGAAAACCCTTAAATGTCAAGTCCCTGCGGTATTTGACTGGCGCGGGTCCTGGTGGTGTTGATCGTGCGATTATTCTTGAGAGTAATCCGCGCAACTTTGTTCTGCCCTTCCCGATGCCGTATACCCTGGCCCAGCCGGTTCCGATTCCCCTGGGCGTGGATATGTTTGCTGAGTATATTTTCGGCAGCTTTAACGTCAAGTATACGATGGCAATGGCTTACCTGGACGGCATTTAACCCTAATTAGTAGTTTAATTTCAACAGGAGAATTAAAATGGCAAATGCAAAACGACAACGGGAAGTACAGCCCGGAGCAGTTAAAAAGTCTTCAACCGTGCTTGTTGCAAATCAGCATACCGGGGGTATTGTATTCCCCCGGAAGGGACAGGGGGGAGTACACGTGCCCCCTCTGCGCCTGCCCCCCGGCAGTGTTACCCCGGTGGATCGTGAAGAATGGGAAGCACGCAAGAAATCGCCGGTTGTACAATATTACCTTGACAATGGATTGCTGGCTGAGGTCAACAGGGTGGGTCCGGTGCCCGTGCTGGATTCCACCACCTCCCACCCGGAAGTGCCGGAACATCTTCAGGATGAGGAGCATGAAGGAAAGCAAATCTTGGCGGAAGCGGCACCGGCAACGGCAAGGGTTCGCCAAAAGAAGAGGGCAACGATTACAATTTGATGACTGGGAGTTTGAGTTGGAGTTTGATGGTTGAACGGGCTCTGTTCAACCAGTTTGGGAACAGAGCCTATTTGAGCTATTAAGCCAGGAGGACTTAGAGATGACATATGCTGAATTCATAGCCCTTTACCCTGAGTTTACAACTATGTCTCAGGTTATTGTTGAGGATAAACTTACACGTGCAGAATTGTTATTATCAAGTAGTGCGTGGGGTGACTTCTATCAAACAGCAATTGGCCTTGATGCGGCGCATAATCTGGCATTGAGAGCAGCTATTGGTAGTAGTACAACAGGGGGTATCAAGGCAGCAGCAGGACAGATAACGAGTGCAAGTGGTGCGGGCCTATCTGTTGGTTTTGCTCAATCACAAAGTAATAATCAAACTGAAGAATGGTATAATAAGACAATTTATGGTCAAGAATATTTAAGACTGCGTTCTGTAGTCATAGCCCCGTGTTTGATGACCACATGAATATTTTCTTGACTATACCGGGGTTTACCCCGCATGGCGGTATAAGGGTAATTCTTGAGTGGGCAAATAGGTTGTCTGCCTTTCACAAGGTTTACCTCTACAGTCGGAGCCGGCAACGGCTTGATTGGTTT